AACTTTATCGAAGAGGAACTACCACCGATTGTGGTTTTGCCCTTTTTCTGATTAGTAAAGGAAATTTTAGTATTTCCGCCACCAGATTTTGCTTTTGCCATAGATATTCTCCTTCTTATTTATTACGGATTCCCAACTCTTTTTCAGTTAGGATGATGAATTTCCATCCTCTATCTTCACAAAACTCAGTAGCAAATTTCCACTTTGCTTGGTTTACACCCCATTGCATAACTTCCTGTAGAAACTTCTTTGTTTTCCTAGCAGGAACTTTGGGTTCTTTAGTAAACTTCTGCGGTTTTACCTCAACCAGATACTTCTTTGTAACACCACTTTTTTCTTGAACCTTGATATAAAAATCCACGAAATATCTATGTACTCGATTATCTAAAGGAGAGATATACGGTATGGGCAACTCTTCAGATCCCCATTCCAATATGTTGTCGTTGTTATCGCACCACTTCATGAATTTCAGTTCCCAACTGGAGCGATAAACAATATTGTTTGGATTGCCAATATATTTCTTTGGATTCTGTATTTTATACAGACCTTTCAAAGTTTCCTTGCCATAACTCATATAAATATTCCAAACTCTATACTTAATAGGATATTTATTCGAACATGGCTGACACTCCTGCTTCATCGCCAGCAACACAAACTCAGCAAACTAGCGGAGCAGTGAAACCACAAGCACCAGCAAGTTCTGAACCACCAAAAAGCAGATTTAACAGAGATACTCTGCTTACCGAAATTGGAAATCCTCTTAATGAGGGACTTGTTCCAAACAGTAGATCATACAAATATCCTCTCGACGTTGGTGTCAATCCGGAATTTCCGCACTATGTTGTGTTTTATCCACTTGTCAGAGAATCTTCACCATATGGAAAACGAATGGGATCCTCTGGGATTATCTTTGATCAATCTGATCAAAATAGAGCGGATCCGCAAAATAATCTTACCGCAACTGCTGCTGCTGGTGCCTTGGCTGGTGCAGCAATTGGCATCGGCAAAGCATTAAGTAATGCGGGTGGTAGAGGATCATCTGGCGCAGACGGTGCAGAACAGATGTCTGCAGTAACAAGCGTCGCAACACAATTGGGTTCTGCATTTAAAGGTGGTGCTCTCGGTGGTGGTGCTGGTGCACTTTTTGGATTGGCGCAAGCAGGATTGGCAGGTGAACAACGTCTTGTATTTGGTGACAATGAAATTATACTGCATGTATCCGAGAAAGTTTCTGCCGCATATACTGCCAACTGGGATCAGGGAGATCTCGGTGGTATAGTTGGTGCATTGGCAGCAGGTCAAATGAATTTCTCTGCAGGCGAACTCTCAGATTATGCAATGAGAAAGGCATCCAAACTTGCAGGATTGACTGGATTCCAGGGGTTGCAAAATGTGGTTGAGGCAACTTCCAAGAAAGTTGAAAACCCATATAAAGAACAATTGTTCCGTTCCATGGGATTCAGAAAATTCCTATTTGATTATAGATTTTCTCCGAGAAACAGAGACGAGGCAGTGCAGATTTTTGGCGAACCAAATTCACCAAAAGAAGGCATTATCCCAACGTTTCTTAGACATATGCATCCAACAAAAAGTAAATCTGGATTATTTTTATCATACCCATCAGAATTTTTGATTATTTACTATCACAATGGTGAAGAAAATAAATTTGTGAGAAAAATATCAAACTGCGCATTGACTAACATGGCAATTGATTATGGCGCAGAAGGATATACTACATTTTCCGATGGTATGCCAACCGAAGCGACAATTCGTTTAGAGTTTACAGAACTCGAAACTCTGACTGCCGATAGAATTGAGAAAGGATTCTAATGTTATTTACATTATATCCATCGTTGCTAGTAACTTTGCCAAATGGCGAAACGAAAACAATAACTGACATCTTCAGAAGAGTTTCTGTTGATATGTTCTCCAACAACTATGCTATTCTGCAGGAAGTTACCATTCCTGATGGGTTTACTCCTGAGCACGTTGCAGATAAATTTTATGGACGAGCAGACTATCATTGGATCATTCTAGTTATGAATGAGATTGTTGATGTGAGAAAAGAATGGCCTATGTTTGATGCCGACCTCATTGAATATGCAAAAAAGAAATATGGACCAACGGGAATCTACGAGGTACACCATTACAGAACTACAGATGGCGATAAATTAATTGTAGATTATGACGCAGCAGATTTGGCAAATGGTGTCATTGAGGCAATAACAAATCTCCAACATGAAGAAGAACTGAATTATGCAAAGAGAGAAATTAAAATTCTTAGACCTGAATTTTTGGCAGAATTTATATCATCATACACAAATCTTGTTAGATAAAAATGACTGAAACAACTACACCTAAAGATAATAAACCAAGAGATCTAAAAGACCTCGTTCGTCCAGGAGATGTCTTAATACACAAAGTTGAAATGACAACTTTGTCGAACGAAACACTTGACTTAAAACCGTTCGTTGTGGAGATTAACGTTTTTGAAGATATGTTTTCGCCTTCTCTTACTGGAAATATTGTCATAAGAGATTCCTTGAATCTTATTGGGCAATTACCATTAGTCGGTGATGAAGTCGTAACTCTAGATATCGTAACTCCTGGATTCGCAGAACCAGATGCTAAAGATGCAATAAACAAGATTCAAAAATCGTTTTCTGTTTACGCGATTAAAAATCGCCAACTAAATGCAGACAGAGAACAATTCTATACGATACATTTTTGTTCGATGGAAGCATCATTAGACAATGTTGCCAAAGTATCTAGAAAATTCGAAGGGTCGACAGATGAAATCGCCCTGCAAGTTTATGAAGAATTTTTTCAGATTCCCAGAATTTTTAGTTCGAAGACTTCTATGGATTCGCCAGAAGGCGATAAATCTGAAAACCCTAATACAACTAGCGAAGATACAAATAAAAAGTATACCCCACTATTTATTTCAGACACTCCCCACACTTCTCGCATTGCATTTGTTTCGCCAATGTGGAGTCCAATGAAAATTCTAAATTGGTTGGCTAAACGATCGCTTGGTTCGAAGCACGACTCGCCGACTTTCTTGTTCTACGAAACAACTAAGGCATTTTATTTCGCATCGATCGAAGCATTGATTGACGTGCAAATGACAAATAATTTGATTTATTCCGATTTTATCTATAACACACAATTGAATGATACAAGGCAATCAAATTCACTGAGTCAAGGATACGCTACAGTCAAGGATATGAAATTCTTGTCACAATTAGATGTTCTTAAATCCCAAGATTTGGGACATTTTGTGAACAGCGTATATACTTTTGATTTAATCAAAAAAGAACACAAACATTGGGTTTATGATCATGGGTTTCAATTCGATGAGTATAAGCACTTAGAAACATACAAATATGCTCCAGGTAAAGAAAATAAATATATTGAAGACGAGACTAAGAAGTATCATTCGCTGTTCCCGATCAATGTGATGCGGTCATATAACACCAAGAATTTTCTAGCAACTGTTAATCCTGGAGTGTTGGATAGCACTCAAACTTCAGTCGATCTTGCTCCTGAAGATTTTATTGGGCAGAGAAATAGTGCGTTAATGGACATGTCAACTATGAAAATTTCAATTGACGTTCCTGGTAGAACAGATTGTGAGGCAGGAAAAATTGTGAGATTTTTTTATCCATCCGTAACTCCTAAGTCTGAAGACACGGCAGAAACATCCAGAGTATTGTGGGATCCTCTTGTCAGCGGATTCTTTATGATAACAGCAATTCACCATCATATTACTCCTTTCCACCATAATATGATTTTGGAACTTTCAAAAGATTCTTATGCGAATGCGCTTCTCGATATTACCGAAACGGAAACAACAGGAGAAGACGCAGGATCGAAACCTCAAACTTCATCCCCAACAAACACCCAAGATCCCAATGCTACACCTCCTACCAACAAACCAGTTGGTAAGGGATCGTTTATTGGTGACAGTATTGCAGTTGGACTTGGTGGATCTGCAAAAGATGCAACAACAAACGCAACTGTTGGGTGGAATACGGATAAGATTAAACAGAATTATTCTTCAAAGGGTGGTTCTGATTATACTGTTATCTCAATGGGATCAAATGATAAGGGTTACCCGAATGCTAAAACCACAGATAATGCAACAGCGTTGAGAGAGTCAATCAAGGCACAATCTAAGAAAGTTGTTTGGATTCTTCCATATGATAGAACCTTGGCACAAAAGATTCAAAGTGTTGCATCTAAATATGGTGATAAGACAGTCGATTTAAAAGAATTCCCGAGCGGCGATGGACTTCATCCTAAGAGTTATCCTGCAGTCTTGAAACGTGTTAATCAAATAGTGGCGAGTTAATTATGGACAATTTTACTTCTAACAACAATGCAAATTTTTATTGGTGGTTCGGCGTAGTCGAAGATCGTGACGATCCGCTTCGACTCGGTCGGTGTAAAATAAGAATTCTTGGATATCATACAGATGACAAAGAAGAACTACCTTCCGAGGATTTACCTTGGGCGATTCCAGTTATGCCTGCCAATTCAGCAGGAACTTCTGGTGTTGGTTGGTCTCCAACTGGTGCAGTTGAAGGATCTTGGTGCGTAGGTTTCTTCGCTGATGGTGAAGATGGGCAGCATCCCATGTTCTTTGGAACCGTCGGTGCAATTCCTGGAGGTCTTCGCGGAACTGGATGTGATGATGGTGGAACAGGTGATGGATCTGGACAATCTGGTGATAGTGCAACATCAAGTCCAGGAGATATTCAAGAACCTGCTGGTAATGCCAAAGACGCTGAAGAATATCTGGAGAACTTACTGGAAGCGAATAAAGGTAACTTCAAAAATTGGAGCATGACTGCAAAGGCAGCAATCATGGCACAATGTTATGTCGAAACTGGTGGGTTTAAATGGTTTACCGAAATTGGGAAAAATGCAGGACAGCAATACGAGGGTCGCAAGGATCTTGGTAACACGCAACCTGGAGATGGTCAAAAGTATAAGGGTAGGGGTTATATACAGTTGACTGGAAGAGCTAACTATGCGGGATTTGGTGCATTCATGGGCGTTGGTAACAAGTATGTAGATAATCCAGATTTAGTTGCACCAAAAGAATTGGGAGGGAAAGTCGTTCTCTATTGGTTTACTGCTTATGGTAAGTTACCTAAAGGTGCATATGCTGGAGGTATCGCGCATAGAATTGATAAGGGTAATAAATGGCATGATTGTGCCAAAGTTACATTGTCTGTTAACGGCGGAGACAATGGACTGTCCAAACGAAAAGAAGCATTTGAAAAATATAAAAAGAAATACGGGGCATAAAAATGGCATATCTAGTTACTGAACAAGATATTGAACAAGCAATTACCAAAATTGGTAAAGAACTTGCGAGTGAGACTAATCCGAAGTCCGAATACAATTATCTTATTGTAAGAAAACAAATCGGTCCACTTTCTAGGAAAGAGATTGCCCAAATTCTAACAGAGTCTGCGATCGCGTTAGATAAAATCTATCCAGTTCCAGGCAGCAAACCACTACCAAATAAAGTGGATTCTCGTGGTAGATACGGTGCGTATCGCTTAACAATTCAGCAACTTGTAGATTCTGCATATATTGACAAAGAAGTCATTGCTTGGGCACAGGGCGGACTCAAACTTCACGGTGATGGTCCATATGAATCTGAGAGAAGATCTTCGTATGCAGATGAATCAATAAAGAAAAATGATACAGAATTAGATTTTGCTGCTCCAAGAACTGAGGAAAGAAATAATGTTCAGTATTATCTTCTGAACAATGAACCTCCGAGTTATATCAGACACCATAACGTCAGTAATCCGATTAGCAATTTCGTTCGAAATTCAATTGTTGATCAGAATACTTGGGCGTATAATTATCTAGAATTCGCATACAAACTTTTCCTCACAGCAAGAATTCTTGATGAAGACGATTTGATCTACGAGGAAGATGAAGAAAAGAGAAGAGAATCTGTTCGGTCATTAGCAGGTCTCTTAACAGTTGCATTGTGTGAAAGTTATGATGCTGCGACCAGTCTAGCAGCAGGCAGAGAAAAGATTAATACTGATGGAATTTCATCAAAGTATTGGTATTCTATTGGTTATAATGCGATTGCTGCAACGGCAAACGAGAAGAAACCGTTCCCAGAACCTGAACCAGTAAAGAGTCCAGATGTTACAGCAGTAACAAACGTTTCAAGTGAAGCAACATCAGAAACTCCAACCCCAGAAACTGCCTCTGCTCCTGCGAGCACAACAACAGATAACGGAACTCCAAACGCAGTTCCACAGAAGAGCGACACACCACCACCTGCTGCTTCACCAGAGCAAGTGGCAACTGCTGCACCACCAGAAAAACCCAAGGCATCTTCTGCTTCCTCGAGCGGTACTGGATATAAAATTGACTATCTCCTTGAAGGGACGACCTTTAGTGCCAGAGGTGTATTAGTTGGGACCAACAAACTTGTTTGTTCTGGGGCAGAATCAGATAGAAATTCTTTAAAAACTTCTCTGATTGATCAACTCGACAGACAACTTTCTAAAGCATCTTCTAAAACTAAATTAGAGAATCCATTAGAAGTCATAAAATCGGTTGGATCCATCAATTTATATTGGAGTGGAAACACTGGATCTGTTACAGTCAAAATTAATGGATTAAATATAAAGTCTATTACTGTTACAAACACAGATGGTTATCTTTCGAGCACAACAATCAGCAACTTAGTAGATGACCTTGCAGCATTAAAAGTTAGTATAACCGATCCCAAGGTTGCATTAACATACACTCAAATTATTAATTACTTTACTGGTGCCAGTGGATATAAAAAGGATATTGAATCCGTCAAAGAAGCGTATTCTACACAACAGCAAGGCGCAACTGAAGCAGAAGCATTAGAAGCACTGAAAAATGATATTAATAATAATTTCTTAGTAGTTACCGAACCACTAGAAAATCAAAAAAATATACCATCAACAGAAGCACAAGAAACTTCGAATGCTGATGGTACATCTTCAACCACTGTTACCACAGTGTATGAAGATGGAAGCAAAACAGTTGTTACAACAACCACAACAGCGGATGGAACGCTGACAACTGAAAAGACGGTTGTTCCTGTTGCACCTGCTGCCAATGTATCGCCACCAAAAGCAGGCGAAGATCTTGATCAAGTTCGCGATCCAGATAAAGGATCTCCTGCAATTGCTGCTGGTAGAAACAGTGAAGCGACTTTTAATGCTACAAATCAACCATCTAATTCGGATGTGATACCATCAGATCCATCTAAAGGATTCCAAGATCCAAACAATCAGTATCCAAAAAAAGAAAGCGTAAATAAACCTGACACAAATACATTAGCAGTTGGGATTAACTCTCCGAGTATAAATGCTGATCCAAGATCCCCTGCAGGTGATAGAAAATCAACCTCTCCAGGTGCTTCTCCTGCTGCAAGAAATGCATCTAGAAAACGTGAAGTAAAAACTGCGGGAAGAAACGGAACAACTTGGTCACAACCTGAATCACCGTACGCAGCGCAATACCCATACAATAAAGTATTTGGTGGAGAATCTGGGCACGCATTAGAAATCGACGATACTCCTGGCGCCGAGCGTTTAAACTTTGCGCATAGATCTGGAACATTCGATGAGATTGGACCAGACGGGACGAAAGTTACAAAGATTGTAGGAGATGGATATACTATCTACGACAATGATGGTTATATTCTTATCGAAGGTTCTGCAAACGTGCATCTTGCTGGAGCATGCAATGTCTATATTGCAGGCGACACAAATCTTACTATGCACGGTAAAGCATCAATTGATGTCCATAATGACTTAGATTTGAACGTTGGTGGACATATCGCTGTTTCAGCAGGTAAGGGCATATTTGTTCGCAACCAAGGTATTTTCTCTCTCGACAATGTCGGTGATATTGAGATGAGGAGCAAAGGTAAACTAACGCAAGAAGTTGTTGGTACTTATAATATTACAACAACTGGTGGATATAACATGACCTCAAAGGCAAATTCTAATGTCAAAATTTCAGGTATAAGTTATACGACATCCACTGGTGATATGAATTTCTGCACAGACGGTGTCTTCAAGGCAAAATCTGCAGGCGACATGAATATGTTGACTGCTGCTGTTATGAACCAAGAATCTGTGGGAGCATTCAATAACAAATCTGGCGCTGCTGTTAATGTTGAAGGTGCAGGAAATATCAATCTTAAGGCACCTCTTGTTGCGTCTTCACCTATTGATACACCAACTCTTGATGTTACAACTGCAAATGTCTCCACGCTGAATGCTGGTAGCACAAATCTTCGAGCAACTGGAACTGATACTGGTACCAATGGCGGAAGCACTCACGATCTTCCTATATCTGGTCCGACATCTGCTTCTGTAACTGCTCCTGCTTCCGCCACTTCTGCTGTTGAGGCAGATTGTGCATCGGTTGCTCCACTCTCGAAACCAGTTCCTCTCGAACTTCCAGTTTCTGTATCAAAGGGATCTGCACCAGCAAGTTCTGCAGGAGTAGGTGCTAGTAATACAAGTAATCGCGGTGGAGGCGGAGGGGGTGACTCGAACGTCGCAACAGACGGTGGTGAACTTGATTCAGAAGGTACAAACAGTGACCACAGTTCTGCTGATTGTGCTCAAGGAGAAGGTAATCAATCAACGGATGGTTCGACCGAAAATGGAGTAGATCCGTCAAATTCATCTGGTGGTTCCGAGGCCGCAGGTCCATTCCAATCTAAACCTCCTGCTGCATGTGGAGGCGCGAATAGTGGGTTGCCTGCAATTCCAGCAATGAATCCGAAACGTCCTGACATGTCGTTTAAGTTGTCGCCAAACTATACATTAAAAGAGTTTATGCAAACAGTGGAATCCAAATCTAGCAGCATTGTTCCATTTGGTAGGTGGGGAACTGTTGACATTCTGGCAAATATGAGATGCATTTTGGTCAACGTTGTTGAACCTGCTAGAAAACAATTTCCTGGTCTCATCATAAATTCAGGATATAGACAATACAGCGGCAATACTTCTGCGCATCCGATTGGAGCAGCAGTAGATCTTAGAATTCCAGGTAAAAAGGCTGATGGTCGAGCGCATATGCAATTAGCAGAATGGATTGCGCGAAACTGCCCAGGAATGGACCAAATCATATTTGAAAACGGTGGGCAGCCTAATTATTGGGTTCACGTTGGAGTTGTCAATCAACAAGGTGCAGTAAGAGGGCAAAAGTTTAGCATGGTGGGAAGTAACAGCAGCAAACCCAAAAGAGTAAATAAAGGGTTAAGTGCCTCTATGACTGGGTTTGTTATGACATGATCAAAAAACATTATAAATAGAATTATGACCACGAAAGCAATAAACAGAATCTATTCGGATATTGACCTAAACTTTTTGGCGCATCCAAATACGGGTGACGTTTCCAAGAAGTATGATGTTGATGCTGTCAAACAGGCATTAAAAACTTTGATCCTGACAAATTTTTATGAACGACCGTTTCAACCAAAATTGGGTTCTCCTGTTTATGGTATGTTGTTTGAGAATATAGATGTACCATCTGCCAATTCTTTAAAACTCAGACTAGAATTGCTGATCAGTCAGTATGAACCTCGAGTGAGAGCACAAGAAGTTACTGTGGTTCCTTTATATGATGAAAACTCATTCAGAGTATCAATATATTTCTATGTGGTGGGTGTTAGAGACCCAGTGACATTTTCAACAATATTAAAGAGAACTCGATAATGGCGCAATTAGAAGTAACAGAATTAGATTTTGAAACGATTAAACAAAATCTAAAAACCTTTCTTTCTTCGCAAGAAGAATTTGCAGACTACAACTTCGAGGCATCAGGTCTTTCTGTTCTTGTAGACATTCTCGCATATAACACTCACTATAACGGAACTCTTGCACACTTTCTTGCAAACGAAATGTTTCTTGATAGTGCAGTCAAACGAAATTCAGTTGTATCTATTGCAAAGACTCTTGGTTATACTCCAACCTCTAGAAGAGCAGCAGTTGCAAACGTAACATTTGAAATAGATCCACCAGATTCTTACACCAATACAGGGTTGACTATTTCAAGGGACTCACCATTTACCGCAAAAATTGGAAATAAAACATATACGTTTTATCCAAGAGAAGATTATTATTCAGGATTGGTAACTCTGGAAACGGGGCAAACAGGGTTTAGTTATACTATGGATCTGATTGAAGGAAAGAGAGTTTCCAATAGATTCGTAGTTGATCTTTCTAATAAATCTGGACCATTCGTTCTTCCTAATCAGAATATTGACACAACAACTATTCGCGTCAGAGTGCAAGAATCTTCAACAAACATCACTACAAGTTCTTGGAATTTTTATGATGAGATTCTTGATGTCACTTCAACAACTAGAGGGTTCTTTGTTGAAGAAGGTCCAGCTGGTCTATATGAAGTAAGATTCGGAGACGATATTATTGGCGCATCACTTGCGGTTGGTAATATTGTTAACATTGACTACATCGTAACTAATGGTTTATCGGCAAACAATATTTCTTCATTCACTGCATCTGGTAATTTTACTGGATCGGGGGAAATAAAGAACATCTATCCCATCAATTCATCAACTGGCGGACAGGAAAAGCAATCAATTGACAGCGTTCGTTTTAATGCGCCAAAGTTTAATGCAACTAAAAATCGTGCTGTCACCTCTAATGATTACGAAGCACTTATTAAATCCAGATTTAGTAATATCAATTCACTAACAGTTTGGGGTGGTGAAGAAAATATTCCGCCAATTTATGGTAAAGTGTTTATTTCAATTCAACCTCAACCAGGATCTATTGTATCACAAGCAGATAAAGATATTATTAGTAGAGATATTATTCGTCCGAGAAGCGTGGTTTCAATCCAACCAGAATATGTTGATCCAATAACAACGTATATTGGATTGAACATCACTGCAAATTACGATAAGAATATAACTACGTTGACCTCATCGAGAATCGAATCGGAAATTAGAACGGTCGTAAATAATTTCTTTTCTAGTAACTTGAATAAACTCCAAAAGAATTTTTATTATTCTAAGTTGAGTTCTGCGGTGACGAGCACAACAAAGTCAATCTATTCCAATAACATACAACTTAGTGTGCACAGAAGACTTCCTGTGATCATTGGTGTCGCTGAGCAATATGAAGTATATTTCAATTTCGAACTTGAAAATGGAGCGTTCAGAACAACAAACTTTACAACAACAATTACTGGAGCGCCGTACGAAGTTTATATAACTGACGGAAATGTGGGTACGAGGGAAGAACTTGGATCACTAGTAATGAGACGGGTTTCTGATGATGCCATAATACTGTCAGATGTTGGATCTATTGACTATATCAACGGCGTGGTAACAATTCCACAGTTAGCAATTGATACACTAAGTGGCACTGAAAACGAATTAAGGTTTTATGTCGAACCTTATGGATACTCTCCCGATATTTTGACTTCAGGATTTATTTCTACAACTGCACTGTCGACGGGACCAGTCTTTCCATTTGCTGCAAGAAACACTGTGTTGGCGCTGGATGATACAAGTGCCGCCAATGCTGCTGCTAATATTCCACAAGGATTAACAATAACTGCAATTGCTAATGTGCAAGACTGATAGATGACTATACCTTCATACTATAAGAAAGTCGCGAGTATATCGGTAACTGAGGGTGGTTCAGGATATACATCTGCGCCTACAGTAGTTATTGGCGGTAATGCCACTGCAACAGCGACTATTTCTAATGGTAAAGTTACTGCTGTAACTGTAACTAATTCAGGTTATGATTATACCAGTCCCCCAGCAATAACATTTTCAGGTGGTAGTGGATCTGGTGCCGCAGCGACTGCGAACATGGTATACATTGATAATGAATATAATGGATTTAAAGAATCATTAAGTCACTTAATTTCAAATCAATTACCAGATTTCGTTCGTAACGAATATCCAGTATTTGTATCCTTTCTTCAAAAATACTATGAGTTTTTGGACGAAGATAATCAAGTAAACAATATCCTTCTTAACCATGATAATAATTTTGATATCAACAGAACACTTGATACATTCATTCCAAAGTTTAAGAATCAATATGCACAGAACTTTCCGATTACTGCGCAAATAGATGATAGACGATTAATTAAATTCATCAAGCAGTTCTATGAATCAAAGGGTTCAGAGAAAGCAATAGAACTTCTCTTTAGAGTCTTATACAACGAACGCACAGAAATTTTCTATCCATCTGAACAGATTCTTCGTGCGTCTGATGGTATTTGGATTGAAGATGTAACATTAAAATTGGCAGTCGATTCATCGATCACAGCAAATCCGTTCGATCTAAGTAGTAAAACAGTTAGAATTACATACTATGAGAATGTCTCATCAGTAACATATGAAAGAACCGTGCAGACAAACATCAGCAACGTAACTAAATTTGCTTATGTTTTTCCTGCTGTGTATGAGTTGGTAACAAGTCTACCTAAAACTGCAACGATTCGAGTTCCAGGCGCTGGTGCGGTTGCCTCTGCACTTGTCGCAGGTGGACAGGTTCGGGCAATTGTTGGTGAGGCGTATACGCAATTCAATTCATCAACAGGCGTAAATGACTCCACGAATATAATTACAATAAACAGTCACGGTTATTCTACTGGTGATATTGTAATATATACTAGAGGCACAGGTCATGTTCTCGGTGGGTTGACAGAGTATACCACATATTATGTAATTGTTGTAAGTCCTAACCAAATAAAATTAGCATTAACTGCAAACAACGCAGCGCTCGGCACGGCGATTAATATTGCACCTGCTGATCCAGGAAATAACAGACTTTATGCTCCTGTTACTGACGGTGGTAATGGATACTTTGCAACACCAACTATCGAATTTACTTCACAAACGGGTGCTGGTGCAGCTGCAAGAGCAGTATTAACTGATACTGGGGAAATATCAAATATCATAGTTACTAATGGCGGTTCTGGGTATGCCACAGCACCTGCTGTTACGTTTTCCACAGAAGCAATAAGAACTAAAGTTGAGATTGTTTCTGGGACGACTGTCACACAATATGGTTATATTGTTCGCCAATTAGCAACGGTTGATGTCATTGACTGTGACGGAACACCACCATGTGGGTTTACAGTCGGCGACATTTTCTCTATTGATGAATCTGGTTCAGTAGGTTCATATACTATAGAATTTGAAAATGAAACTCTAGAATATTTTCTTAACAAATATAATGAAACTGACACTGGGTTAAATCCGTATACTCTCGTAGGTAGAGACAACAAGGCGTCTATTAGAATAGATGCAGTTGATGGTGATGGTTGCCCAACTGCAGTTAGTATTTTCGATACAGGTTTTGACTTTGAGCGCGAAACATTCACTGCGATAATTGAATCGGCACTAGGGTGTACTGCCACGTTGCAATTTACTACTGGTGCAGTTAATACCAAGACGGGCAGATTTAGAGACTCCCGTGGTATGCTGTCGAATGTCAACAGACTACAAGACAACTTCTACTACCAGAACTATTCATATGTGATTCGCTCAAATGTTCCATCCAATAAATGGTTGGATATTGTAAAGAATACTACACACCCAGCAGGTACTGCTATCTTCGGTGAACTTACCATCGAGCAGACAGTTGACTTCAGTCAATTCATTACAACGCCAATACAACCTCTGCATATCTATGAGTTTGTTCTCGAAGAACTTTCTGCCTCAGGTGGTATTAATCGCAATAATGAATTCTATTTCGAAGTTGAGTTTATTAAGATTCTTACTGACTCTGCAACAGTAGCAGATGTAAATAGCAGTCATGTCTTCAAGGTATTGTCTGATGCTGCTACAGTAGCAGACATAACATCTCTTGACTTTACTGTTGGTATCTATGAAGACGAAGGCGATACAACAGAAACAACAGATGTATTCGATCGTGTTGTTCAATATGTCAGAGAAGTAAACGAAACAACAATTACTGCTGAAAATGCAATCACTGATTTCGATAAGATTCTACAAGAAACAATTTTCCTTCAAGATCCATATGCTGAAGATTTCTTCGACGAAAATTATGTTGCAGCAGATAGTACTGAATTTGATTTTGCAAAGGTTATTGCTGACGCAGCAAATACCTCAGAATCGCAAGCGTTTGTGATGAGCAAACCTCTTACAGATACGGCAACTAACTCAGATACATTCGCCAGAACTGTCGAGTATTATAGAACGTTTACAGAATCTGTGATCACACATGAATATACCGCTGCTGGTATAGAACGTCCATCGGGTGCTGACGAGTTTGATGTAGATGAGGCAAATGCAACTGAAACATCATTCAATCATCTGTATAAATATTTGGTTGATTCTGTTACGTCAACCGATACAGTTGGTGTAATTCCATATCTGGTTAAAACTGACAATGCAGGTGCCACTGAATTATTAATTGTGGCGAATGACTCTGCAACGATAGATTCTATCACTATTGCTGAACAATCGCTTATAAATACACTTAAAGGACTATTCGAAACAGTAACAGTCACCGAAGACGGTATTGTAAATACGCAAGACTATGTTGATGGCGACTTCGGTTCGGATTATGTTGGTCAAGTAACTTATTTTAACTAAGAAGAAGGTAAACTCAAATGAAACTAATCGAAAACGTAAAGGGTACTAAGGGCGAACTAAATATCGTTCTTCGCGACGCAGCAGGGAATGTTACACAAGAAGTAACTGTTCCTAACCTTGTTGTTAACACTGGTCTTGCTTATATTGCTTCGCGCATGAAGGATACTACTCTTTCTGCCATGTCACACATGGGTGTTGGCGAAGGCACAACAAACCCAGCAGCAGGTGATACTGCTCTTGAAACGCCACTCGGTGCACGTGTTGCTCTAACCTCAACAACTGTAACAGCAAACGCAATTGAATATGTCGCAACTTTTGGTGCTGGCGTAGGTACTGGTGCAGTTACTGAAGCAGGTATCTTCAATGCTCTGACCAGCGGAACAATGCTTTGCCGCACTGAATTTGCTGTCATCAACAAGGGTGCGTCAGACAGCATGACAATCACTTGGACGGTAACGATCTCGTAATATAAAATGGCACTTCTTCTACGATCAGCAGGTCGCACAGAAATAGCAAGAAGTCTGTATCGTGATATTTACAACGAGAACGACTTCTTCTATTTCTTTGTAGGCAGAACAACTGAGTGGGATGATGAAGAATCACCCGAACTTCCAGTTGATTCACCACGTTATGCAAACACCTCAAGTAGGAATATGCTGTTCGTAAAACGTATTCAGTCAAGTGATGCAGTTCTTATGATCCCAAGAATTAATTGGGTATCTGGGACTGTGTATGATCAGTATGACGACAAATATGGCGAACTGGATTCAACTGATACTGTAATTACTGCAAACAGTGGTGCGGCATCTCTAAAGGATTCATTATTTTATGTGTTGACTGATGATGATCATGTTTATAAATGTATCTTCAACAATGACAACGCCGACAGCACCGTAAAACCAACAGGGACTTCTACCTCTGCCATTGAAACTGCGGATGGATATATCTGGAAATTTATGTTTAAGGTTGAGGCGTCGGATAAAATTAAATTCTTGACACCTGAATATATTCCAGTAAGAAAAATTGCAGGATCTGGTGATCCTGAGTTTGATGTCAATGGTAGAATCGATACTATTACTATCACTAATACTGGTTCGTCATATGAAACTGCACCAACAGTTATCATAAATGGTGATGGTACTGGTGCAGTTGCAACTGCATCTGTTTCTGGGGGAGTTCTTACTTCTATTTCGCTAACTGCTCCTGGAGAAGGATATAGTTTTGCGTATATTACATTCTCTGGTGGCGGTGGTTCTGGTGCTGCAGCATCTGTTTCTTTGGGCGCCACGGAATCCGGAACTGTCCAAGAAGATGTAGAAAACGCAGCAATTCCAGGAACAATTGACAGACTAGAAATTATTTCTGGTGGTATCGATTATGTTGATGGAGATGCAGCAGTAGCAATTGTTGGTGATGGTTCTGGCGCAGAAGCAATTCTAGATATTGATCCAGATGATGGATCTATTCTGTCAGTTACAATAACCAACCGAGGATCGGGTTATACTTTTGCAGATGTTACTATTACTGGTGCTGAAGGTGCTGGCGCAGAACTTATTGCAGTAATCTCACCAAGAGCAGGTCACGGTGCAAATGCACAGAAAGAATTGTTTGCAACGAATGTCGGATTTTCAGTAAACCTTACTAATGATAATGCCGACTTGTTCTTGAATAACGATTTCAGACAAATCGGCGTAATAAAAAATCCATTAATTTTTAATAGTAATAATAATTTTGATGATACCACTGGAACCTGTTGCTACGTTATTCAAGTTTTAGATCCACAGAACTATGCTCTGGATGACGTTATTACTACTGATAGTGGTGGTAGGTTTATTGTAATACAAAAAGTTGATGCTGATGGAGATGGTACAGATGATAGCATTTATCTCTTACCGATAATTCCTATCATTACTACATCAAGTGTATTAACCAATACTACACAATCGATCCCAAATTTGGTAATAAATACAGATGTAAGTGGTGAAACTGTGGCACTAGCAACTCCAGAAATAGATAATACGACTGGTGAAATTATCTATCTGGACAATAGAGAATTTATCGTGCGCCAACAAGACCAAGTAGAAAAAATTAGAGCAATTCTAAAATTTTAAGAGAGACATAAAATATGGCACTGAATTTAAATGTATCTCCATACTATGATGACTTTGATGATACTAAAAATTTCAATCGAGTTCTGTTTAGACCTGGATATGCAGTACAGGCACGCGAACTAACACAACTTCAAACTCTGTTGCAATCGCAAATCGGTAAGTTTGGTGACCATATTTTCAAGAATGGTTCGGTTGTCAAAGGTTGTGAATTTAAACTAGATTCTGAGAGAGCATTTGTTAAAATCGCAGATGCAGGTGTAGAAAATAATCTATTAGTAAATTATGTTGGAGACACTGTAACTGGTGCAACAACAGGAATTACTGCGGTAATCATAGACACTGCGACTGGTACTGAAGCAGAATCTCCAAATCTAAAAACATTGTATCTTCGCTATACTGGTGGTGATGGTGAATCTACCGCAGTCCACTTTTCTGGAGGTGAAACTCTTACTGTAACTTCTACGAATACAGGCAGAAACGGCGATACATTTGTTGTTGATAGCACATATGATGAAGCAGAACCAATCAACAGTTACTGGGGTCTTTCTTCTGCCTTAACCGTTGAAGATGGTATTGTCTATCTTGATGGTAAATTCGTAAACCATACAACACAAACAATCATACTTTCTAAATACTCAAAATATCCGACATTAAAAGTTGGGTTTGAAATTGTAGAAAGCACAATTTCTCCAGAAGATGATCAAACTCTTCTCGATCCAGCACAAGGATCCTTCAACTATGCTGCTCCTGGAGCAGATAGATACCAAGTCTCAACTACACTCGTTGCGTATGAACCAACTGACACCATACCATCTACGTTCAATCAACTAGTTGATATTGTCTCAGGTAGCGTTCAAAGAGTTTATACTACAAATATTTACGGCGAACTCGGTAAAAATATGGCGAGACGCACATATGATGAGTCTGGTAACTATGCTGTAAGACAATTCCCTGTTCTGATCAAAGAACATCTAAACGTAGATGGTAATAATGGTTTAAGAGAACTGAACACTGTTGACCCAGAACGTGGTGGAAGCGCAGATCTTCTTGCGATCGGTCTGGAAGCAGGTAAGGCATATGTTCGTGGGTTCGAACACGAGACTTTCCAAACAGAATATGTTATTGTACCCAAGGGTCTAACCACAGTAAATCAACAAGAAGTTCCAATCAGCACAGCATATGGTAACTATGTTCTAGTTGACGAATTCTGTGGTTTGTTGGATCTTAATGGTGGCGCTGCCGTAAGTCTTCGCGACACTGCGAAGGGTGCAATTACTTTAGGCACATATTCTGCTGCTACTGTTCCTGGAACTGAAGTTGGTACTGCTCGAGTAAAACAAATTGTGTATGAGTCAGGAACTCCTGGAACTGCTGCTGCACAGTATAGAATATATCTGTATGATATTCAAATGGCAAGCGCAGATTTTAAAGATGTTCGCGGGATATACTATAATGATACTGCTGATTTTCACGCAGATGTAGTTCTGACTGACGGTAATGCGATTCTCCAAGAGAGCAGTTTCAACAACTCTCTCTTTAGAGTTCCAGCAAGAGCAACGAAAACTATTGCTCCGAATGATGTGTATGATAACTCGTTTATCTATACTAAAGAATTCGATGGGGAACTCAGTGCAACAGGGCAGGTTACTCTCACACTAAGTGGTGATGAGACTTTCCCATATGATTCGTTTACTTCTACAATAATCAATAATAACTTCACGATGGTGATGAAGGAAGCGGCAACGATTAACGGTACTGTTCGTGCTATTGGTGAAGTAATCAATCTTTCAGGCGCAGCATTTACTAAAAACTCAGCGACCTCTATAACTATAGATCTGACAGGAAATGTTACTTCTGCGCCAAAACAGGTTAAAGTGTATGTAAATGTTCAAACAGCAAACGCCAATCCTGTTCTTAAAGTTCTTCGTGAAAATCGTTATGTAATCGTCAATACTAATACTCACCCGTCAACAAGTGGTGGCACGTATTCGCTTGGTCTCTCAGATGTTTATAGAATTAAGAATATCTTTATTGGTGCTAATACCGATGCTGATTCTGCAGTTGTTGCTGCTGGCGTAGATGTTGCGTCTTCGTTTACTCTAGATAACGGTCAACGCGACACTGAATATCGCAATGCTAGAATCGTTAAGAAACCTTCTGCTCCGTCGCTTGTTAATAAGAAACTTGTTATCAAGTTAGACTACTTCACCCACGACGGTGCTTCTGCTGATGGAACTTTCTTCACAGTTGATTCGTATCCGATCGACGATACTGGTGTATCTGCAGGAACTCTCAAGACACAAGACATTCCAGTCTATCTTTCACCAGCAACTGGACAATCATATGATCTGCGAGATACGTTAGATTTCCGTGTTCGTTTGGCTGATGCATCGGCAAATGCTACTGTTGTTGGATCTGCCACAACTAACCCAGTAGAAAATAACGATATTATTGCTGTACCATCAATTGGTATTACAAACCCAGTTCCAACTGAGCAGTTTATTACTGATCTAGAATATTATCTTGGTAGAACTGATCGATTGATCATTGACTCAGAGGGCGTATTTAGTTCTATTTATGGAACACCATCTCTGACTCCGACGATTCCTGCAGAACCTGAAAATGCGATGTCGTTGGCAACAATTGAAATTCCACCATATCCATCTCTTGCGCCAAATGTTGCAAAAACTGCGAATCGTCCAGATTACGGTGTTAAATTCCGTACTGTTGACAATCGACGCTATACTATGCGCGATATTGGTGTTCTGGAACAGCGCATAAACCGTCTAGAATATTACACTTCGCTTTCACTTCTAGAAAAATCAGCAAGCGATCTATCAATTCCAGATGGTTCTGGGTTGGATCGCTTTAAGAATGGTATTCTAGTGGATGCATTTACAGGTCATAACGTTGGTAACGTTTTTGATTCTGCATATCACATCTCAATCGATCCTGCGAAAAAAGAAATGCGTCCATTTTTCTACCTCGAAAATATCGATATCGGAGTAGATTCTGCTGCATCAACTAATATATTTAAAACTGGTGATTTAATAACTCTGCCATACAGACATGTTGAGATGATCAAAAGCACCTCAGCGTCGAAACCTAGAAATTGCGTCGGTGAATTACTATTCAATTACATCGGAAATATGGAACTAGATCCACCAGTCGATAACTGGACGGATACCACACAACAACCAGATGTTAGCGTAAACTTCGATGGCAATTATGATGCATGGGAAACCATGGCAGATGCATGGGGAACTCAATGGGGTGACTGGCAAGATACTGTTACGGGAAGAACAACTGTTGGACAATCATCGCAAACTGTAGCAGGTAATACTCGCATCAGTGGTGATACCTTACTTCAGGAACAAACCCAAGTTGTAACAACAACAACTGAGCAGCGCCAAACTCGTCAAGGAGTTTCGCTATCAGTTACACCAGAAACACAATCGCAGAGAATTGGTGCTCGTGTAACGAATACGTCAATTGTTCCTTTTATGCGTTCTGTTATTGTGACATTTATTGCACAAAGAATGAAACCGAATACTCGTGTGTTCCCATTCTTTGACGGTGTTGCTGTTGCTGCACATTGTAGACCACTTGACTTCGATCCGTCAACTGATCTGAAACCATTTGATCCAGCAACATATTCATCATATGCTGATGGTGCATATGGTGCACCACTGATCACAAATGCACAAGGTGTTTGTGTCGGACAATTTAGAATTCCAGCAGGAACCTTTAGAACAGGCGATAAAAACTTCCGTCTTTGTGATGACGAATACAATCGTGATCAGTTTATCACGACAGCATCAAACAAGACTTGGTCGGCAAATGGACTGTCTCAGTCTGTGCAAGATTCTATTATTTCAACGAGAGTTGCAAATGTAGAATTAAACAGTGTATCGGATTCAAGATCTTTCCGCGAAACTTCTTCGACTGTTAATAGAATCGCAGACAGAACAGTTGGTGTTATAGAAAGAACGGTAAACAATACGTTTACTACTGTGAATAACATCACAAACATTGATAATACGGTCACTAACGTAACAAATATTAATAATACTAATATTACAACTATAACTCGAGATCCTCCTGTTATTATTGACGAACCATTTCCTCCGATTGTCCATCCAGTGCCTCCTGTGTTTCCTCCAGTTGATCCGGAACCTCCTGTACTGCCGCCGATTCAACCGCCACCTCCACCGCCGCCACCGCCGACGCCACCACCGCCGCCTATTCCACCAACAGAAGTAGTTATTCTGGATCCACCTACTCCTGATCCATGTGCTCTACAAGAGATTTGCTGGCCTGAGACAGAAGTAGATCTCACTTTAGGTGGGTTTGATGTTACCTTTGGTGCTGGCGGTCAAACAACTGTCATTCCTGCTGGATGTTTCCAGATGGATCCTTGTACGACACCTATAGTTGCTACGGATCCTATTGCGCAAACTTTCTATGTTGATGGAATGCCATTTGGTTGCTACACAACTCAACTTGATGTATTCTTTAGAACCAAGTCTTCAACGGCACCAATCACTCTTCAAATCAGAGAAGTGATTAATGGTTATCCTGGGAATAAAGTAATTCCGTTTGGTGAAGTAACGTTAAATCCTGCAGACGTTCTCGTTAGTGAGAATGCAACGACAGCAACAACGTTCACCTTCCCATCGCCAGTGCATCTACAGAACAATACAGAATACTGCTTTGTTCTGCTTCCAGCAGGTAACGATCCAAATTATAATATTTGGGTTTCTGAGTTGGGCGAAAACGAACTGGGTACTCAAAATAGAATTTCTGAGCAACCAAATATCGGTGTTCTTTTCACATCTGCCAATAACAGATCGTGGACTGCATATCAAAAAGAAGATATTAAGTTTACTTTACGTCGCGCAGATTTCGAAATTAATACTGTTGGCACAGTAGTAATGAAGAACATGAATATGGATTATCTGAAGTTTTCTTCATTCTCCAATGGATATTACCTTGCTGGTGATGAAGTGCATGGATTCTCATTCAATATTACCAATGCTGGTTCTGGTTATACCAATGGAACTGTTGCGCACAGTTTAACAGGCGGTGGCGGAACTGGTGCTACAGTCAATGTTACTATTTCTGGTGGTGTTGTTACTGATATTGAGTTGACAAATCTTGGTGGCGGATATACCAGCAATCCAACGTTGACGATTGTCAGTGGTTCTGGGACTGCGGCCGCTGTGTCAGTTGTGTTGAACAGAGGATTTGTTAAACAATATGACTCGCTGTATCATGTTGCTAAGGTATTAATTACCAAGGGATCTTTTGCTGCGGGTGATATTATCAGCAACGAATCTTCGAATGGATTTATTTCTGAAATCGAAAACAAGCAATTGAATGTCCTAGAAACAAATATCGGTACTGTTGATCATACGCCTGCGTCGATAACTTGGTCTGTCGCACCAACTGCGACAGGTGCGACTAGTGCAGGATCAACGTTCGAAGGGTATAACTTCGGGCAGGAGCATGAATTGTCATATGAAGCACAAATATATTCATATTCTAACGAGCAAGCAGATCTTTCTGGTGGTAAATCGCTTACAATCAGAGCAGGTATGTCAACACAAACATCAACTGTTTCTCCTGTAATTGATACCAGAAAATGTTCTATCATCGCAATCGCCAACGATATTAACAACGATGATACTGATGAAGATACAAACAATGGTGCTGCGGCGTCGAAGTATATCTCTCGTCGTGTTGTCTTGGATGACGGTCAAGATGCTGAAGATCTAAAGGTCTATCTAAGTAATCTGATTCCTACAGGATGTGATGTAAAGGTATATGGTAAATTCCAGAATGCAACCGATGCATCAAACTTTGATAATCGTGAGTGGATCGAACTCGAAACAAACACAGTGCCATTAGACAGCACTGCTCGTTCTGGGTTTGTAGAGTATGCGTATACAATTCCAGATGCAAATAAAAACGCAGGGGTCTTAGAGTATACTGTTGGATCTGCGACCTTTACTGGTTATAAGACATTCGCAGTTAAGGTTGTTCCTCTGTCAACAAACAGTTCTGTAGTTCCTAAAGTCAGAGAACTAAGAGCAATCGCGTTGCAGGTGTAATATGACAAGAATTAAATTAACTGATACTACAAAGTATGAACGTGATGGTCATTCGAAGGCAATACTTTCGAATGACCTGCCTGCTCTACGGGCATACAAGTCTCGCAAACAACATATGAAACAAATCGAATCATATGGAGACGATATAAATAATCTTAAGAATGAAATGATTGAGATTAAAAACTTACTAACACAAATACTACAGAAATAAGGATAAAAAGCATGAGCACAATTACCCTTAGATCTGTAAAGGGGACTCCGCTGACGAATACTGAAGTTGATACTAACTTCAGCAATTTGAATTCAGATAAGTATGAATCAGGGTCAAGTCCATCCTTTGCAGATTTGACACTTACTGGAAGTCTAACCAAATCGGTTGCAGGAACAGTCACAGCAGCGGGAACTACCCAAGGCGATGCGACTGCGCTGACAAAAACTGTCAACATGATCACATCAGCAACAGCAAATCAGGGTGTAAAACTTCCTACTGCTGCTGCAGGTTTGACCGTCAAGGTTATTAATACTACAGCAGTTACCATTAAGGTGTATCCAAATACTTCAGATGTTATTGACGGTGGAACTGTCAATGTTGGTGTTAATTTATCACCATATTCGTCTGTTGAATTTGTTGCACAAGATGCTGTAGATTGGTATCGCGTAACAAGTTTAATTGTTTATGACTCGAGTGGTAACAGGTTAAACTAAAATGAATCCTCTAAAGGTCAAGGCAACAGGGTCCCCAATCACTTCTGCAAACATCAGCGGTTTGCAGACCATGACCGACGCAGAGGTAAAAAATTATATTGCCAATGTTATCACAGAAAAGTTTGCTGCAGTAACAGATGGTACTGGTACTGCTGAAATAAACGTCACGACAAATAACTCAGGTTCTGGGACTTCGATCGGTACGTTCGTTGATACGACAAGAACTGAATCTATTGGAACGCATCCAGCAACTGGTGCAATTTCTACAACAACATATACGGTTAAGCAGGTTACTGCTGCTGCGACTGAAAACATCACCAACAGACCATTAGCATGGGATTCTCGTCTAGAAGAAATGACGGACGGTGATATTGATAGTATCATGGATCTCTGTGTTGAAGCAATGGCTGCTGAATCTTCATATACTGCAGGTCAGTATCGCTTATCCCCAACTGCACCATCTGGTGGTACTTGGGTTTCTAGATATACAATTACTGATACTGCACAGGGTGGAAACACAGTAACATATTTGTGGCAGAAAACCGTAGCGTCTTCGCTGCCGAATTCAGATTATACTCCTTTAAAATTGTTCAATGGTAGCAATTGTAAGCAGATGATTGAATCTGAAATCGAGCAAATGCTTCCTAACTTCCGCAATAGAATTATTGACACAAGTATTGCTACATATAAGATCCAATCGACAGCCCCTTCAGGTGGCACTTGGGTTGAAATGGGCGCACAATTCGCAGACACTCGCGAACAAGTTTCTCCGGAAACCTATGTCGGCAATTACAGCGGTAATTTTACTGGTAATTATACTGGTAATTATCTTGGTCCAATCCCATATTCTGCGCCTTACTCTGCAGCAGGAAACTTTAGTAGTAACTTTACTGGAAATTATACTGGCATAATTCCTGGATCACCAACTCCTGGACCAAACTATACTGGTTTCTATACTGGGGTCATTCCTGGATCACCAACTCCTGGACCAACATATACCAGCGTAAACATACTATATTACACTGGTTATTACACAGGTCCAGGTGGTTCTTATACAGGATATTATTCGGGTACAGCACCATATTCTGGACCAACGTATGGTACACCACCATCTCCTGGACCAAACTATACTGGTACCTATACTGGGTTTTTTGCTGGAGTTGCACCAGGACCAAACTACACTGGTTTCTATGCTGGCGTAATTCCTGGATCTCCAACACCAACAACCTTTACTGGATATTATCAGGGAGCTCCAACTCCTGGACCAAACTATACTGGTTTCTATTCTGGCGTCATTCCTGGATCTCCAACACCAACAACCTTTACTGGATATTATCAGGGTGCAGGAGTTCCCTACGTTGGTTTTTATACTGGGACGAGAACGTTTACTGGTGAATATGCTAGTGGCGTTGAACCAGGAACATTCCAATACTTCACAGGATACTATCAGGGAATTCTTCCAGGTGGACCAGTAAACTACATTGGATATTTCCAAGGAACTCCAGCGCAGGTGTATTATACTGGATACTATCAAGGTCCAGACTTAGCACCTGGAGAACCAGGAGATTCGTTTACTGGTGAGTATCTAAGTCCAACACCAGTACCACAATTCTACACTGGTTTTTTTGCTAATATCACCACCCCGACACCAACAGCCTTTACTGGTTATTATCTTGGTCCAGCACCAGCAGGTCCAAACTATATTGGTTACTACACATCTGGTCCAATCCCATTCGCTGGTTCATATAATGGTCCAGGACCAAACTATACTGGGTTTTATGCAGGAGTAATCATTTCTCCACCAAGTCCGACAAACTTTACTGGGTATTATCAGGGAGCTCCAACTCCTGGTCCAAACTATACTGGTTACTATTCTGGTGTGATTACTGGATCTCCGACTCCAACAAACTTTACTGGATATTATACTGGAGCGCCTGTACCGACAAATTATACAGGATACTTTACTGGATTTTATGCAGGCCCATCAATTCCAGGCAGTAATTATACAGGATTCTTTACTGGAGGCGTAAACTATACTGGTTATTATCTTGCAGGACCAACCGCATATTCTGCGCAATATTCATCAGCGTTTACACGTTACTTCACTGGAACGATTCCAGGATCGCCGACTCCTACAAACTATACTGGGAATTACGCTGGAACGATTCCAGGATCACCGACTCCTGGACCAAACTATACTGGATTTTATACAGGATTTTTCTCTGGTGTAGGAACAGCATATACTGGGTTTTACTCTGGTCTAACAAACTACTCTGGAACTTATTCAGGCAGTTATATAAATAGTTTTACAGGAAATTACTCTGGCGCAACAATTCAAGCGACCAAAGATACAGTTTCGACAATTAAATTGTGGATTAGGACTGCATAAAAATGGTATTGAGAAATAAATCTTCAGCAACACCCGTTTCTGCTGCAAACTGGCAGGGTCTCCAGCAGATGTCTGTTGAAGAGGTGAAGAACTATATCGCACAAACTCTGACAGTTTCCTTTGGTGCAAACTCAGATGGTACAGGCACGGCAGAAATAAACATTACCACAAACAACAGTGGTTCTGGTACTACAATCGGAACATTCTCAGATACGGATCGCCAAGAAGCAACTGGTACTCATCCTGCAACTGGTGCTGTTGACACTGTTACATATACTGCTAAACAGGTTACTGCAGTTGCTACGGAAAATATTACTAATCGTCCTCTAAAATATGACGACGGTATCAAAGAACTGACAGATGCTCAGATTGATACTGAGATTCTGGATTATGCTATTAATGCGATGGTCTCCGAAACAACTTATACTGCAGGACAGTATAGACTACAACCAACTGCACCAACAGGCGGCACATGGGTTTCGCGTTATACTCTAACAGATGTTGCCAATGGTGGAAACACAGTAACATATCTGTGGCAGAAAACTGCTGCGACTACTCTTTCAGACTCCAATTTAAAACCACTGAAACTTATTGACACCAAAGATGTCAAAGAAATGTCATCTTCGGAAATTCTACAGATGCTTCCGAATTTCAGAAACAGAATTGTTGATAGTGGCGTAGGATTGTATAAGGTGCAATCATCTGCTCCTGTTTCTGGTGGAACGTGGGTCGAACTTGGTGATCAATTTGCAGATACACGCGAACAAGTAACGCCACAGAACTATCTGGGTAACTTCAGCGGTAACTATGCTGGAACATTCTCCGGATCTAGAAATTATTCTGCGAACTATGCTGGAACATATTCTGGTGTATTCGCAAATAACTTTAGCGGTGGATATGTTGGACCAGCAAACTATTCAGGAGCATATTCTGGTTCATTCGCAAATAACTTTAGCGGTGGATATGTTGGACCAGCAAACTATTCAGGAACTTACTCACGAGGTTTCACTGGTAACTATGTCGGCAACTATGTCGGTACTGCTGGTTATTCTGGAAATTACACGCAAAACTTTAGTGGTAACTACACAGGAACATATGCTGGTTCTAGAAACTATGCAGGAACCTATGCGGGCAACTATCTAGGGACATATTCGAGAAACTTCTCTGGAACATATACTCTATTCTTCGGTGGTTTCGTCGGTGGTAATTTCGTTGGCAACTACCTAGGATCGTTCAGCGGAAATTACCTTGGAAACTATTCAGGTTCTAGAAACTATGCGGGCAACTATGCTGGAACATATCTCGGTACATACTTAGGATACTTTACTGGTAACTATGTTGGACCAGCAACCTACTCCGGAACATATTCTGGGACCTACACAGGGTTCTTCTCTGGTAATTATGCTGGAACTGCAACATACACTGGTAACTATACTGGATACTTTACAGGGTTTTACACTGGATTCTTTGCAGGAACTGCAACATACACTGGAAATTACACAGGTTTCTTCACAGGAAACTACACTGGGTTCTATGCTGGTTCTAGAAACTATACAGGTAACTACATTGGAAACTTCAGTGGAACATACTCCAATAACTTCTCTGGCGCAACAGTGATTGAAACAAAAGAAACTGTATCGACGATAAAACTTTGGGTTCGCACAGCATAAAAACCCTTGACTTTTGGGATAAAATAGCGTATATATAATAGTGAGAAAAATATTTTTTAATGGAGATTTGAATGAGTACTACGCGAACTATTGAAAACCCTTACTGGGCGAATAAAGAAAAACAACATGTCATCGCAGAGTTCGTTTATCCTGATACGGGTAAACGAGCAACTGCATCGATTATGAACGATGGAACTAATCGTGACTTTGACGAATTGATGAAGAAGTTTAGCGTCGAGCAAATTGATGCGAATACCAAGAAACGGTTTGATGACCGCAACCAACATATCAAACATAATATTGAACGGCAGAAAGTTGATAAGACACGTATGCAGCAAGAGCAACTGTTCGCTGCGAAACTAGATGCATTTGAAATCGACTTGATCAAGTCCTCGAAGAATCGCGAGTTGAAGTCTAAGATTCGTAAAGCAAAGAACATCATGGAAGTAACTGCCTATACTGTCATTCTTCTACAGCAAGAAGAAGCAAACACTGCTATTATCAGAGAAGCAGTTGATGCCGAATAATGGTTTCCTCTACGTCGCAACAGTAAGAAAGGGGTATTACAGAGCAGCAAGGAATTCTGCTATATCTCTGCGCGACTTTTATCCTGATGCACATATCACATTCTTTACACATGAAGAATGGGTTCAACCAGATGATTATGAAATCTTCGATACAATCATTACTGAAAATGTTCCGAGAGACAAGCGAGCAAAACTGTGGGCGCTTGATCAGACACCATATGACTTGACCGTCTACATGGATTGTGATACGGAAGTTGAACATGAAGACATAACTAAGATCTTTGATCAGATTCCCGAAGATGTAGATGTGTTGTTTACTGCTAATCGTCCATACAATGCAGCAATAACTAAACTCTCAGACACTGAAGAAATGACTGAGCATTGTGGTCTGTTCGTCTATCGAAATAATGATCATACACTAAAACTAATGCGTGCTTGGTATGATGAGTATTGGGAACAGAATAAACCAGGATGGGATCGTAAGCATTATCCTGAATCTGCTCTGCAGTGGGACACATTCACAATGTGGAGACTACTAAATCACTTTGATTTTGGTGTCAAGACTGCGAGATTCCCCGACCCAGATGCCAGATGGAACTTTGTTTCAGGTTACAAAGAAGAAGAATTACAGGGTCAACCAATAGTAATTTATCATTACACAATTCCACATTCCTTATTGAGTTAAACAGGACACACATGCTACAATTTACAAATTCAGTTTCTAAAGAACTAAGTGATATTCTAGAACCATTTACCCAATGGTTCTTTGAGCAAAATGATCAACATCTTGTTCTCGGACCACAAGACATGCAAGAAAAGCGTGCTGGTGGATTGAATGTGGATACTGCTACTGATCAGCAGTACTTAAATCATATTGTTAACAAGGGCGAGAAACATGTTGGGTTTCCAGAAGTCGCAGTGTGTACCGACATGGGCACAGCGCATGGGCAACCATGGTTCCCTTCTGAATATGGAAGAAGGCAACAAGAAACTAATAAAGAATTGATGTATTACCTTGGTGCAAAAAATAATGCGGTCTTCACATACTACCCTGAAAATGGTTTTATGGGTTGGCATACCAACTGGAATGCAGCAGGATATAATATTCTAATTACATATAATTCAGAAGAAAACGGTGGTTACTTTCGTTACCTAGATCCAGTAACAAAAGAAGTTGTTACTATGGTCGATCCAAAAGGATGGTCATGTAAGGTTGGATATTTTGGCGACCGCAGCGATCCAAATAAAATCATCTATCATTGTTGTGGCAATTCTGCAAAGAGATTGACATTAGGTTACGTTGTTCCGCATCTCGATATCTGGCGTTCCATGATCGAAGACATCTCGGGCGAGGATGCTTCTCACTTCGGTTAATCTTTAATCTTTTGACGTTCTTTATGCTTTGCCAATAGTTCTTCTAAGATAGTCAAACTTTCGTGCATCTTTTCAATATCATCCAGCATCTTTGGAACGGCAACTGATGCTTGGTTTATAATTGCTTGTTCGTAGTTTGCGCGAGGAATGGTAGCAAGTTCAATTCTTCTGCGTTTAAAGAAATCTTTTATTCTGCTCAATAAAGTAGGTTTCCGTGCCTGCACCATGTTCAACTGACTACCTTTCTGGTCAGTTGCCTGTTGGCGCATCTTTACGATTTGATCTTCTCGTGCCTTTTCTGCTGCCTTTTTTTCTGCGGCAAGTTTTTCATTTACTTCTCTAAGAATCCGCAATTCTTCCATCAATTGCGGATCTGTCACATGCACAGTTTCTACAACAGTTTCAATTACGACAGGAGGATTTTCTACAATCTCTTTTGCTTTAGCAATTGTTTCTGCTACTATTTTCGATTCTTCTTCTACTGCAAGTTTCTGCCGCTGCAATTCTTCATGTTTTTCTTGTGCGATTCTTTCTCTATCAAGTTCTTCTTGAGAAGGCTCAATTGTTTCTACCTCTACCGCTTCTTGCATATTCCCGTCTATCCACTCTTGTTCTTCAACAATTTCCAGTGGAGGAGTCGATACTAGTGGTTCTGGAATATAATCTTGTGGTGGTGGCGCAACGACCCTTGCTCTTGCCATATTACTTTGTTCCTATTACCATGAAGCGATCGAAGTTTACTTTGCCATCCCAAGACCAATATGATTGTTCTATTTGTCCCTGATATAAAACATCACTAACACCGATATTTTCGATGTGTTCCTCTATAGTCGGAACACAATTAATACCATACATCTCTTTGAATACATTGGATGACTGGCAAGCAAAAATACAATCTGGATTTGCGGTTGTCATTTTCTTTAACGGATACATGGTCTCGCAGCAAAGAGAAACAACTAAATCTGTTTCTAATGCATTGATGTCATGATAAGCAAAGGGAATATCCCAGTTGATGTGATTTAGTTCGATGTCCCTGTCATCATTATAGTGACGATTAAACACCTTTGATAATTCTAGTGCGTCTTTATCAATATCAATCAGATTGATTTTCTTGACATTCAGATTTTCACAGAGAAGTGGAACCAGAGGAAATCCTAACCAAGAATTTAGGATTGTAATATCCAGAGGATTTGAATCTAGAGTCAATCTCTGTAGGTTTTCCACCAACCAGATAGCAGCATCCATCGTGTTTGGGTTCATAGACTTGCGAAAGTCTTCGTGTTTCCAAGGCATTTCATGATTGATCTTATCCAGACCATCACCCCAATTACGATAGTTATTCAAAAAATTATAGTTTAACATCTTGTGGTCTTTCCATTGAATCATATAAACAAATAAGAGGCTCTTCGCGGATAACTTGTTCTCTCACATCTGTCGGCCAAATATATCCGTAGTTGTAACTGTATACCCAACCATCAGGGAAATGATTGATTTTTAGTAGACGATCTCTCTGATGACCAAAAAGATTATCAAGACCTCGATAATAATAAAACATCTGATCAGGATAATCTCTAGCGAATTTGGTAATCTTATCGATATCTAATCTGTCGTTCCATCTCAACACACTAGAATTTAGATCCGTATATTTGTATGGAATCTCTTTCGTATCCTCTTTCATTTTATTCATATTGTGCCAGTGAGTACGAACAAAAGTTAAACCATCTTCTGGATCGTGGTCTACAATACAATCAATATTATTTTGAATACCAATATCTAAATCGAGAAATAGTTTTTCGCCCTGTTGTCGAACGACTCGTCGATTAAACAAGTATAGTTTATTCCACCATTTTTCATAGTAGTTATCAGCAGGAAGAGGAATTACATTGACTTCTGGGTGCAAACCAACAGAATGTTCAGTTAAACAGTAAAAATTGAAATCAGTTGTTATATGTTCTTTACATTGCTCGAGGATAAGATTAACATGTTCTGAATCATATTTAAATCCCCACTTCACTGTGTATATATTAATCATTCTACGTTCCAATGTTCTAACAGATCAGGGTCAACTAAGGACTCCTGCTTCACTTTACCTCTGCTATTATCCTTGAACGGAAGCAGGTCTACATTAAATACGCAGAGGATACAGTCTTTTCTATATTTAGCGACTTCTAAATCGTCTTCGTGCCAGTTACGACCACGATTGTATGAATAGGCAAATGTGCTTGGGAAGTGTGCCCAGAGTGGAGTGTTGCTAAAGTCTCCCCAACGCCAACTGTGATAGTTGTCTGTTCCGTCGGTGAATGTAAACCAAATACGTTCTTGATGTTCCAGAACATCGTGCCAGATACATTCTGTCTGATCATCTGACCACACCATACAACTGCCATTGGTATATGCGCCATGCGCCAATTTAAAGTTACGAGACTTCATAGGTCGAGGGTCTTGCCACCACGAACGCAACTTGGTAGGATTCTCTAGGTCATAAGTGATGATCGGCGACAAATCATTTTGAATGATAACATCAAGGTCGAAAAAGACAAATCTTCCAGTGGGTTTATCGTCTGCGAAGTTATGTGTATTGAAGA